GAGGCTGCTTGGTATATCCAGCGGGAGATTGAAAAACGTGAGAAATGATTTAGAAGAACTAAAAGCCCGCATCATTGCCACCCTTGATGTAACCGATTTCCTTGATATTATTGGTTGGGAACTCCCCGACCTTCTAGAAGTCTTAGAAGAACAACTGGAAGAGCATTACGACTCTCTTTCCAACGCTACACGTTAATGAAGAAAAACACACACAATATCACTGAGCAAACAACCGAACGGTCGTATAAAAAGAAATATCTTGTCCGCGTAATGCAGGCACAAGAAGCAGAGGAGGAAATTCGTGAGTACAAGCAACCATCAGTGGAAGCGGGAAGATGGGACGGACAGGCGGAAGTGCCCGATGCACAACATGTGGATGCGAAAAGGCCAATGTGAAATGTGCCGAGTCCGTCTCGATGAAATTCAAAAACAGAACGAAGTGACCGGAGGGTCGCATAAACCCGAAGTAATTATTAAGAAAATATGAGTCAACTTAACGAACAACAAAACATTCAACTTCGCTTGCAGGCACTAGAGCTCATCTCTAGGCGACCTCAAACCACTGGCACCGATGGCACCGTGTTGCCCATTGCTCAATATGTCTTCGATGCAGAGGACCTGTTCCAATTCATGGTTAAGGATTGGAAGGACAATGGTGGCACGGTTTGATTGTAGAGAGATTTAAAACTGAATTCGCCAAAACAATTTTCAGGAACAAGTATGCACAAGGACCCAATGACACCTGGGACGCATTGGCCGATAGGCTCGTGGAAGATGTCTGTGGTAGTCGATGGGGAACTCAATCCATACTTATGTCGGCATCTGATCGAGCAGAGCTTGCTGAGCACATTAAAAACATGCGCTTTATACCCGGAGGCCGATATTTGTATTATGCCGGTCGTGAGTACAAAGCATACAACAATTGCTATCTCTTGCGAGCAGAAGAAGACACCCGAGAAGAATGGAGCAACGTAACATGGCGAGCAATGTCTTGTCTAATGACTGGGGGAGGTATTGGCGTTGACTATAGCCGACTACGACCGGCTGGACGTGTGCTTAAAAGAACTGGAGGCACTGCTTCCGGCCCTCTGCCTCTCGCTTTTGCCATCAATGAGATCGGACGCCAAGTCATGCAAGGAGGTTCTAGACGAAGTGCGATCTATGCTTCCCTTAATTGGCAGCATGAGGATATTCCTCAGTTCCTCACCTCTAAGAACTGGAATGAACGTACCCGACAGCTGAAGCTGGAGGATTTCAATTATCCTGCTCAGTTGGATATGACTAACATCAGTGTCAACTATGATGACGCTGCATTAGGTGAGACTTATGAACAGGGTTTCCGTAGTGATTTGTTAGAGACTAATCCTGTGTTCCTACAAAATGTAAGGCAGGCTATGGAGACTGGTGAACCCGGCTTCTCCTTTAACTTTGGTGATAAACAAAATGAAACTCTTAGGAATGCTTGCACTGAGGTTACTAGCGAGGATGATTCAGATGTTTGTAATCTTGGTAGCATTAATCTTGGGAACATTACATCAATTGGTATGTTCCGCGATGTGGTGGCTCTTGCGTCGAAGTTTCTCGTTTGTGGCACACTCCGTGCAGATTTACCCTATGACAAAGTGTACAAAGTTCGAGAGAAAAATCGAAGACTTGGCCTCGGGCTCATGGGCATACATGAATGGCTCCTCCAGCGTGGACAGAAATACGAGGTAACAGATGAACTCCACCAATGGCTCCAAGTCTACAAAGATGAGTCCAAGCGAAGCGCAGATGAGCATTGCGACAGGTTTTATATTTCTCGTCCAGTCGCATATCGAGCAATTGCACCAACGGGAACAATTGGAATTCTTGCATCAACTACAACTGGGATTGAACCGCTATATGCAGTCGCTTATAAACGACGCTTCCTCACGGATGGCACCAAGTGGAAATACTCCTATGTCGTTGACGCAACTGCCAGCCGACTTATCCAAGACTATGGCCTTGCCCCCGACCAAATTGATTCTGCCCACAAGCTGAGTAGCAATTTTGAGCAACGAATTAAATTCCAAGCAGACGTTCAAGATTATGTTGACATGTCAATCTCTTCCACAATCAATCTTCCTCAATGGGGAAGTCGTGGAAACAACGAAGATTCGGTCACAGAGTTTGCAGCAACGCTTGCCAAATATGCTCCGAGACTTCGGGGGTTTACATGTTACCCAGATGGAAGTCGAGGAGGTCAACCCATCACCGAATGTGACTATGAAACTGCCATGAACAACAAAGGCACTGTGTTCGAGGAACATGACATTTGTGACATCTCTGGTCATGGCGGGTCTTGCGGTGTTTGAGTTCTCTGCTTCATGGATTAGTGGTATGGTGCTTGGCCTAGAGCACCACGCGGGTGAGAACATTGATGAACAAGTGGAATGGGCCATCACCCTTGACCTGTTCATTATTCGTCTTGCCCTTGTGTGTTGGAAAGAAGAATTTTAAATAAAAAAATAGCCCCCTTAGCTTATGGCCGAGGGGGCTTTTCTCATTGTGCTGTACCAAACAACATTGCTTCACCATTGCGCCTCTTGACGAGGCCCGGCTGTATCTCCCCATTGTCATACACCCATCTCTTGAACTGTCCTTGAGCGCCTTTGTAGTCGCCCGCATTCAGCTTCTTGAGAAGAGTTGAATCAGAGAATTGGGTTGCCCCTAGATTGAACACGAATGATACCAAAGCATCATACTGGTTCTGTGTGAGGGCAACCTTAACCAAAGAAGCAACAGCATCCTCGGAGTCACCTACATCTTCACGTAGCCATTCCTCCACCTCTGCCATTGTGGCCCTCTGTCCGGGTTTAACCCCAGCAGTATGACCTACACCAATGGTCCAGACACCCCCACTATCTTGATACGCCGTAAGACGGCACCCCTCGGTTTCCCTGATAAAGTGGAGGCCGTTTTCGCTTGTCTTCCGCATTAATTAACTCCTTGAAGCCTTTGTAGCTTACGAATGTTAGCCATTGAGGTGGACATAGAGGCATTGAGCCTAGCAGCATCCACAGCACTCATGTGCTGCTCTTTCACCATCTTCTGAATATCAGAGATGAGGGTTTCAGCAGAGCCTTCATACTTAAGGTATTTCTGGACTAGTTCTGGATCAAGGGCTTCACGACTATACAGCTGTCCAGAAGCCTTCGCCAGCAAAGGTTTACGCAGGTCAGCATAGGCCTTCTGCGTACTCTCTGCATCATAGAGCCTCTGTTTAGTGACATTCTCATGCACACCCGTTAAGCCAAAGTTCTTAGCCATTTTGTCCGCATCATTACGGATTACAGTGCCAGAGAACGGAGCTTCACGCTTATGCGCCAATTCACCCTTAGGCGTATCAGTGCTAAACCAAGCCCTGTCCATAGGTCCCGTAGCGAAGCCGGGAGCAGCTTCACGAGCCACTCTCTTAGCATTCAGGGCAGAGGGGTCCTTGGCAAAGTCAATACCAGCACCCGCAATGTCACCCAGCTTACTCACGCCCGGAAACACCACATCGCTAATATTGTCTCCCACCATATTCCCCACACCCAGACGGGCAGACATGTCCAACCCCATAAGGGCTGGAAGGCCTTTAGACACGACATGCTTTCCTTCATCCTTAGCACCAGCATAAGCCCCAGTCTTCTCAGAGAAGTCGAGAGTTATCTTGGACAGGCTTGTGGGACTACCCATCATCTTACTGATGGCACGGATAATAGCATCTGCCTCTGCATAGAACATAGTGCCAGACAATCCAGCAAAAGCCACCGTAGTGAGCAATTGGGTGAGCACAGGACGGTAGGCCTTAGCACTCGTAGGATTGTCCATAGCTTCCCGTGCAAACAGAGCAAGGCGAGAAGCCTCATTATGCTTGTAGGAGGAAAGGTTGGCAGCCATGTCTCCAATAGGACCAAGGGCATTGTATATAGGTGCACGCTCAGAGGCAGAGTAGTTGTTCATTGCCATATCGGTGAGGTTGTGAGCACCCTCGAACAAGCCATTCTTCACAGACATCCCATTATCCTTCAGGATATGGGCGAACGTATAGAACATCGTGCGTCGAGTAACACTTTCAATCTCACTGGCACCCTTACTACCCACCTTCTCAGTTAGATACCCCAGACTCTTGGACACATAGTTGGAGTGCTCAATTAAGTCACTACCGAACACATGGTTGGCCTTGGCATACTCCACAGCTGCTTTCTCAAAAGCATCAAGCTTATGGGGCATAGCCTTGGCCTTCATGGTGGTAAGTCCACCTTGGAATAAGCTAGCATATCCAGTACCGAAGTCAAAATCAGTCTTCAAGCCACGATACTCAAGCCATGCCTTCATCGCTGGCATTGCTGCCAGAGGCTGAACAATGTTGGTGAGCCAGAAAGCTGGGTTGAGGCCCAGCAACACTGTATTAGCTGCCTTACGGGCAAGAGCAACAGTGTCCCTAGCAACCCCATAACCAGCTATGTGCGTAGCATCAAACACCGTGGCAGCAAGAGTTTCAGCAGCCCTACCCAACTGGCTAGGATTGAGGCCCATAGCGTTCTGGAGATAGGCTTCTGACCATTCCTTAGCCTGTGGCATATTAATCTCAGGGTCCTTCAAAAGCTTCTTCACATCAGTAGCACCCTCGACAATGTGACCAAACTTAATGGCCCCCTCGAGATATTGCAGTTGTTGTCTGAAACCTTCCTTAGCGTTCTTCTCAGCCATGTCTTCCCACGGCATCTTAGACCACTTCCCATCCTGCTTACGACCCTCCATACCGAAGACACCCTTCTTGTCCATAGCATGTGTAGACATACCCATGAATTCGTTAGACTCCTTCTTGTATATCACATCTAAGGTTTCCAGAAGGTCCTTGACGTGGGGGTCATTCTTAGCCAGCATTTCCATAGCATGTTGGAAGGCCGAAATGGCAGAGCCACGCTCACGCGGAACACCACCAAAATACTTAGCCGTTTCATCAACAGAAAACTCTGGATTCTTCTTCAACAGCTCCTTGACACGGAAATGCAGCAGGGCTGGCTCGTCGGAGGTGA